CTGCGGGTGTCGTGCGAGGACAGCCCCCGGGTGTCCAAGGCGTACATCCAGGAGATGGCGGCGCGGTACGGCGAGGAGTCCAATGCTTTCAGGGTCCGGGTACTTGGCGAGTTCCCGCTGACCGACGACGACACGGTGATCCCGTTGGAGCTCGTGGAGGCGGCGACGCAGCGAGACGTGGAGACGAACCCGCACGCGCCCATAGTGTGGGGCGTGGACGTTGCCCGGTTCGGGAGCGACAAGTCGGCGCTCGCCAAGCGCCAGGCGAACCAGCTTCTTGAGCCGGTGCAGACTTGGTCGGGGCTCGATACGATGCAACTTACCGGCGTCATCAAGGCCGCCTGGGACGCCCTCACCCCTAGTGAGCGCCCTGTGGAGATTCTGGTGGACTCGATTGGCATGGGCGCTGGAGTGGTGGACCGACTGCGCGAACTTGGTCTGCCCGCCCGAGGGATCAACGTATCGGAGTCCCCGTCCCTGGGGCAGACATACAGCAACCTTCGCGCCGAGCTTTGGTACAAGGCTAGGGCTTGGCTTGCCGCGCGGGACAGCCGGCTACCGCCGGACGACGACCTCAAAGCGGAGCTGGTGTCCCCCCGGTACAAGTTCACCTCGTCCGGGAAGATTCAGGTCGAGAGCAAGGACGACATGCGCAAACGGGGGCTGCCAAGCCCGGACCGGGCCGATGCGTTCGTGCTCACGTTCGCAAGCGATGCGGCCACGGCCCTGCACGGCGGGCTCGCCCGAAGCTGGAACCAACCGATCAGAAGAAACCTCAAAGGCATTGTTTGACGCCGCCCGGTTTACCAACCTACATCTAGCGTGTAAGTCTGCGCGGAGCTACTAGATGTGGGGTTGATACGTGGCGGGCGAGCGAACCAGGCGCAGGCGCAAGGGCGAGAGTCGGGACAAGGATGTCCAGGCCATCGTCACTAGAGCCTTGCAGCAAGCGGCGGACTACATTGACGAGGAAGTCAGCCCCGACCGCGCCAAAGCCGCGCGGTACTACGCGGGCGAGCCTTTCGGGAACGAGGAGGAGGGCCGCAGTCAGGTCGTCTCCCAGGACGTTCGCGATACGGTCCACGCTATTCTGCCGTCCTTGATGCGTATCTTCTTCGGCGCCGAGAAGCCCGTGGAGTTCGTCCCGGAAGGCCCCGAGGACGAGCCCCTGGCCGAACAAGCCACCGACTACATCAACTACGTTCTCACTCGGGACAACCCTGGGTTCCTCACCCTGTACAGCGCCTTCAAGGACGCGCTGATACGGCGCACCGGGTTCATCAAAGCCTGGTGGGACGACAGCACGGAAGTCACCTACGAGAGCTACGAGGGGATCGACGACGATACGCTCCTGCTTCTGGAGCAGGACGACGAGATCGAGATTATCGAGCAGGAATCGTACGAGGACGAGGCGGCGCGGGCGGAGATCGAGGCGCAGCTCCAGGAGGCGCTAGCGCTGGCCGAGGCGGCGCAGGCCCAAGGTCAGGTCGTGCCCGCCGAGGCGATTCCGCAGCCCCCCGAGCAGTGGCCGATGTTGCACGACGTGACGGTGCGTCGTCGCCGGCAGCGCGGGCGCATCCGAGTGGAGGCGGTGCCGCCTGAGGAGGTTCTAATCTCTCGCGGGGCGCGGTCCTTCGAGGACGCGGCGGTAGTGGCGCACCGCACCGAGAAGACGGTAAGCGACTTGATCGCGATGGGGTACGATCCCGCCGAGCTGGAGGACATCGCCAGCTCGGACGGCCTTGACATTAACGAGGAGAGCCTGGACCGCCACCCCGAGGCGTACGGTGCCGACGACGAGGCGGAGGGCGACCCCTCGCAGCGCAAGGTGCTGTACACCGAGGCATGGATGCCCCTCGATATCGACGGCGACGGCATCGCGGAGTTGCGCAAGCTGTGCTGCCTGGGCGACGGGTTCAAGATCATGCGCAACGAGCCGGCCAGCTACGTCCCCATCGTGGACCTGTGCCCGGACCCGGAACCGCACCGGGCGATTGGGCGCAGCATCTTCGACCTGGTCCACGACATCCAGCTCATAAAAAGCTCGATCCTGCGCAACATGCTCGACTCGCTAGCGCAGTCGATCCACCCCCGCACCGGAGTGGTGGAAGGCATGGTCAACATGGACGACGTGCTCAACAACGAGGTGGGCGGCGTCATACGGATGCGCCAACCGGGCATGGTCCAGCCGTACACCACGCCGTTCGTAGGGTCGGCGGCGTTCCCGATGATTGAGTACATGGACCGCCTCCGGGAGCAGCGGACCGGCATCACGGACGCCTCGCAAGGACTGGACGCGGAGGTGTTGCAGTCCACCACCAAGGCGGCGGTGATGGCGACGGTGTCGGCCGCGCAGCAGCAGATCGAGCTGATCGCAAGGATTTTCGCCGAGACGGGCATACGCCGGCTTTACCGGCTGTTGCTCAAGCTGGTGTGCCAGTACCAAGACAAGCCTCGGACGATCCGGCTACGCGGCGGGTGGGTGACGATGGACCCGCGGAGCTGGAACGCCGGCATGGATGCCATCCCTTCGTTGGCCATCGGAGGCGGCACGCCCGAGGAGCGACTTGCCACGCTCGCTGCCATCGCGGAGCGGCAGGAGATGTTGCTGGAGCGCCTGGGGCCGAACAACCCCCTGGTGAGTCTGGGGCAGTACAGCCGCACGCTTTCTCGCATGGTGCAGCTCGCCGGGTTCAAGGACGCCTCGCAGTACTTCAACGAGCTCCCCTTGGATTTCCAGATGCCGGAGCCCGAGCCGCAGCCGTCGCCTGAAATGCTGCTCGCCGAGGTCCAGCGCGAGGAGATCCAGGCGAACATCCAGAAGAAAGCGGCGGAGCTGGAGCTGCGCCGGCAGGAACAGCAATTCGAGGCGCAGCTTAAACGCGAGCAAATGCTGCGTGCCGACGACCGAGAGCGCGACCGACTGGAGGCCGACGTGCTGCTCCGCGCGGCGGACATCCAGGCCAAGCACGGCTTTCCGGTCGACGTGGGCCGCATCCTGGCGTTGATCCAACGCGACCGTAGCGTGGAGGGTACGTTTTGACTAACGATCGCGCCAGAGAGTATATCGAGGCGGGAGAGCGGGCGAAGGCGCTGCTCGACGACCCGACGCTTCAGGAGGTGTTCGAACGCCTGGACGCGAAGTTTGTGGACGCCTGGCGCAATTGCCGCCCGGAGGATCAAGAGGGGCGGGAGAAGCTGTACTGGGCCATGCAAGGGCTTGAGTACGTGCGCCGGGAACTACGGATCATGCTGGACAACGGCAAGGTGGCCGCCAGCGAATTAGGGAAACAACAGGAGAGATAACCATGGGCTACGAGCGGACAACCGACACCGGAACCGCGGAAACCGTGGACACCGCTGCGCAACAGTTTGCCGCATTCCTGGCCGCCGAGGACGGCGACACCCAGGAGACGGCCCTGGCGCAGGAACAGCTCGATGACACGCTGGACGCCGAGGAAGGCGCGAGCGACGAGCTGGGAGCCGAGGACGACGCGCCCGATGAGACGGAGCACGAAGCCGAGGCTGACGACGGCGACGAGGGCGAGCAAGACGATGAGGAGGAGTCCGAGGAACCTCGCTACACCGTCAAGGTAAACGGTGAGGAAATAGAGGTCACCCTTGAGGAGCTCCGCAGAGGCTACTCCCGAGACGCCGACTATCGGCGGAAAACCCAGGCATTGGCTGAACAGCGTAAGGCTTTGGAAGCCGAATACGAGGCGATCCGCCAAGAGCGTGCGCAGTACGCGCAACTGCTCACCGCGTTGGAGCAGCAGCTTCAAAGCGGCGGAGTAAAGGAACCCGACTGGGACCGGCTCTACCAGGAAGACCCGGTGGAGTGGGTCCGGCAACGCGAACTGTGGAGGAGTCGTCAGGAGCGCCTGGCGGCGGCACGGGCTGAGCAGCAGCGGTTGCAGCAAATAGCGGCGCAAGAACAGCAGGCCCGTCTTGCCGCGTACGTGCAAGAGCAGCGGGAGCGACTGTTCGAGGCGCTGCCGGAGCTGCGCGACTCCGAGAAAGCCGAGCAGGAGTACCGGAGGCTTCGGGATTACGGCCAGCGACTCGGCTTCACCGAGCAGGAGCTGGACAGCCTGTACGACCACCGGGCCGTGCTGCTGCTCTACAAAGCGGCGAGGTACGACGAGTTAATGGCGAAGCGGGAAGCGTTACGGCCCAAGCCCGATGGGAAGGCCACGCGAACCGCCACGCCCGGATCGCGGGTTACTCCGACCGAGCAGCAGCGCAAATCTGCCATGCGGCGACAGCAACGACTTGAAAAGACCGGCAGCGTGCATGATGCCGCGGCCGCTATCGAGGCTCTGCTCTAAAGGACACAGACATGGCTGCAATCACCAATACGTTCACCACCAACGAAGCGGTCGGTATCCGCGAGGACCTGGCGAACATCATCTACAACATTTCGCCGGTGGACACGCCGTTCCAGTCCAACATCGGCCGCGGGAAAGTATCGAACACGCTGTTCGAGTGGCAGGTTGACGAGCTGGCGGCGGCGGACACGGGCAACGCGGTGCCGGAAGGCGGCGACGTGACCGAGTTCGACGAGGTCGCGCCGACCGTACGGATGCAAAACCGTACGCAGATCAGCCGCAAGACCGTCATCATCGCCGGTACTGTCGAGAGCGTGAACAAGGCGGGTCGGCGTTCTGAAATGGCCTACCAAATGGCGAAGCGCGGCAAGGAGCTCAAGCGCGACGTCGAGGCCATTTTGCTGTCGAACCAGGCCGCTGCGGGCGGCGCGACGCGACGCACCGGGTCATTGCTGGCCTTTATCAAGACCAACGTGAACATGGGGGAGGGCGGGGCGAACCCGGATTACCAGACCCTCCCGGACGACACCCGGACGGACGGAACCGAGCGGGACTTCACCGAGGACATGCTCAAGGATGTCGTCCAGCAGTGTTGGACGCAGGGCGCGAACCCGAAAATCCTCATGGTCGGGCCGCGCAACAAGCAAAAGGTCAGCACGTTCCCGGGGATTGCCGCGCAGCGCTACAACGCCCAGGGCGCCAAGCCGTCGACTATCATCGGCGCGGCCGACATCTACGTCAGCGACTTCGGCAACCTGAGCGTGGTGCCCAACCGCTTCCAGCGGGAGCGGGACGCGCACGTGCTTGACCCGGAGCACGTGGAGGTGGTCTACCTACGGCCGTACCAACAGACCCCGCTCGCTAAGACCGGCGACGCGGAGAAGCGGATGATCTTGGTCGAGTACGGGCTGAAGGTCACCAACGAGAAGGCGCACGGCCTGATCACGGACCTGACTGCGGGCTGACGGGACGGCGGGCGCGGGGCGGAACCGCCTCGCGCCCGTCACGCAAGGGGATGGGTATGAGAAAACGGCTGTTCGACTTCGACCCAGTGACTCGGACCACGGAGTATTTCTACTACGACGAGGACACGGACCGCTTCACGATTCAAACGCAGCAGGACGTGACTGACCTGGTCGAATCGAACAAGGCGGAGTTCAACGCGGCCCCCGAGCACGGACGGTTCAGGGGCGACATGCACAAGGTTGCCTCGATCCCGCTGAACGTCTATTTCGACCTCAAGGCGAAGGGCATCCTGGACGACGAGAAGAAGCTCCGGGCTTGGCTCAACGACCCGGACAACCGCTTCTTCCGTACGCGCCCAGGGAGGGTGTAGGCCGTGGACTACGCGCAGCTCCAAAAGGACGTTGCGAACTGGCTGAACCGCGAGGACTTGGCGGACACGATCCCCAGTTTCATCCGGCTCGCCGAGT